GGTGCAAGGCACTTCTCAGTATACTCTACCAGCAGACACAATTGATCTGTTGGAACATCAAATACGTACTAATAGCGGCAATACTACGACACAATCAGATCTTACCATAAGTCGAATAAGTGTAAGTACATATGCCTCTATACCAAACAAACTAACACAAGGGCGTCCTATACAGCTTTATGTAGAGCGTTTGCGTGATGCTCCCAAAGTAAACGTGTGGCCTGTACCTGATAACAACGATTATGTGCTTTATTATTGGCGTATGCGGCGGATTGAAGATGCAGGAAATGGCGTTGAAACCGCTGATATGAACTTCCGGTTCTTCCCTTGCCTTGTTGCGGGGTTAGCCTACCACATAGCTATGAAGGTTCCTGATCTAACGGAGCGCATCCCTATGCTCAAAGCCGCGTATGATGAGCAGTTTGAATTAGCAGCAGGTGAGGATAGAGAGAAAACGGCTGCACGGTTCGTGCCTAGAATAGGTAGGATTGCATAATGGGTAATAAGTTTGCTTCTAGTAAAAACGCTTTAGCCCTTTGTGATGTATGTGGCTTCCAATACAAACTACGAGAGCTTAAAAACCTGTTTGTTAAAGGGCGAGACACTAATATTAAAGCCTGTCCTGAATGTTGGGACCCTGATCATCCGCAGCTTAAACTTGGTGAGTTCCCAGTGGACGACCCTCAAGCAATACGTAATCCACGTCCAGACCAAAGTTTAGGGGTGTCTGGCGATACGAGTAGTAGGGTAATTCAATGGGGTTGGAATCCTGTGGGGCTAAATGACCCTTTTAACCTTACACCTAACTCGTTAGTTGGTACTGGAAAAATTGGCACTGTTAGTGTAGTTATATCGTAGGAGGTATGTAATGCCAAAAGTAGGAAACACATCTTTTCCCTATACGGCAGCGGGGAAAAAGAAAGCAAAAGCCCACGCCAAGAAGACGGGCAAGAAGATGACATCTGCTTATAAATCTGGTGGCGGTGTTAAAGTTCGTGGCACAGGTGCGGCTACAAAAGGTCTTATGGCTCGTGGGCCTATGGGGTAAGTTATGAACTATACCGAGTTGAAGACTAATATAGAAGACATTTGTGAGAGTTCGTTCACAGATGCTCAACTCGCTATGTTCACGGAGCAGGCCGAACAGAAAATATATAGCACAGTGCAGATACCTGCGCTGCGTAGGAATGTTACTGGGTCTGTGACCACAAATAACAAATACCTTACAGCCCCTACGGACTTTCTGTACACATACTCGCTTGCGCTAGTAGATAGCGATGGGGCGTATCACTACCTAATAAATAAGGATGTGAACTTTATCAGAGAAGCGTACCCTACACCTACATCTGTAGGGCTTCCCAAACACTATGCGTACTTTGACGATGATTCTTTCATATTAGGTCCAACGCCTGACAGTAATTATACTGCGGAGCTTCACTATGGGTATTACCCACCGTCAATTGTTACGGCAGGCACCACTTGGCTTGGGGATGAATTTGACAGTGCGTTGTTAAATGGTGCATTGGTGGAAGCCATCAGGTTCTTAAAAGGTGAGCCAGATATGGTACAAACGTATGATAAAATGTTTGTGCAATCTCTTGGATTGTTAAAAAATCTCGGAGAAGGTAAATTACGTGAAGACGCCTATCGCTCGGGACAGTTCCGAGTGCCAGTAAGTTAAAGGAGACTAGATATGGCTATAACACAGGCGATGTGTACCAGTTTCAAGCAAGCGCTGCTTGATGGTGAAATGGACTTTAGTAGCGATACGGCGCAAACATTTAAGATTGCTCTGTATACGTCCAGCGCGACATTGAGTGCTGCTACCACAGCATATACCACGTCAAATGAGGTATCTGGCACTGGATATACAGCAGGCGGGAATACACTTACTATATCCACAAACCCAACAAATGGTGGGTCTGGCACTACTGTATACCTAAGTTTTTCCAACACTACATGGACATCATCTACAATCACTGCTCGCGGTGCGTTGATCTACAAATCTGGTGGCACTAACCCGTCAGTTGCAGTGCTGGATTTTGGTTCTGATAAGTCGTCTTCAAACGGAGATTTTCAAATTCAGTTCCCAACAGCGGATTCTACGAGTGCAATCATCCGTATTGCGTAAGCTATAGAGGTAATTGTAAATGCCTGTTTTAAAAAATAGAGCCTATGTCTCAACCTCTACGACTGGGACAGGCACAATAACTCTAGGCGGTGCCGTTTCAGGCTACCAAACATTCGCTGCCGCTGGGGTGTCTGACGGTGATGTAGTTGGCTATACCATAGAAGATGGGGCTAATTTTGAGATAGGTACAGGCACGTACACCGCGTCTGGTACGACACTATCTCGTACCCCTAGCGAAAGTTCTAGTGGTGGTTCTGCTATTAACTTGTCAGGTAGTGCTCGTGTATTTATTACGGCAGTAGCTGCTGACATTATGCAGCCATCTAACAACCTGTCAGACTTAAATAATGCGTCTACTGCACGAACTAATCTTGGAGTTGCTATTGGGTCGGACGTACAAGCGTATGACGCTGATTTAACCACCTTAGGTGGCCTTGCAAAGACAGATGGGAACTTCATTGTTGGTGATGGTACAACATGGGTTGCAGAAAGTGGTGCTACAGCACGTACTTCACTAGGTTTAACCATTGGCACAGATGTACTTGCCTATGACGCTAATCTCCAATCTTTTGTAACTACGTTTACTTTGCCAACTTCAGACGGTACTGCTAATCAGGTACTTCAGACTAACGGTTCTGGCACTCTATCTTTCGGCACGATAGACACGTCTTCCTTAATGCCACTGGCTGGTGGTACGTTTACGGGTGACGTAACTTTTTCAGGCACTGTTTATGACGTTGTTTGGGATAGGGCTAATAATTCCTTAGAATTTGCAGATAACGCACAGATAAGACTTGGTGCATCTTCTGATTTTACACTATATCATTCAACTAATAATTTTATAGATATTTATACGGGTAATCTCTATATAAGGCAATTTGGTAATGATTTAGATGTTATTATTCAAAGTGATAATGGCTCTGGCGGTACTGCAAATTATTTTATTGCAGATGGATCAACAGGCGAAGTTCAGCTATATCATTACGGGTCACAAAAACTTGCGACAAAAACAGGTGGTGTTGATGTAACTGGCAATATTACTGTTTCAGGAACTGTAGATGGTCGTAATGTAAATGCTGATGGTCAAAAGCTTGATGGGATCGAAGCTAGTGCTGATGTAACCGATGCAGGTAACGTTAATCCTCTTGTAGACGCCCATTTGAACACATCAAGTGCTACTACAGGTCAGTATCTTAATTGGAATGGTAGTGATTACACTTGGTCAGAAGTATCCCCTTCAGGGACACTAGAAGCTGTAGCATCTGGTTCTTTGCCAGATGGTAGCCCTGTTGTTATCAATTCTGATGGGACAGTTAGTGTTATCACTTTAGTAACCCCAAGCTTCGGAACTGCCGTAGTGTTTGAGAGTGCTTCTACCTCAAATATCGGAGGTACTTTTGACAGTGCCTCAAACAAAGTAGTAATCACTTATGAAGATAGCGGAAACTCTGGCTACGGCACTGCTATTGTAGGAACGGTAAGTGGAACCTCTATTAGCTTCGGAACTCCAGTAGTTTTTAACAGTGCTTTTACTGGTGATAATGGAGCTATTTTTGATAGCGCTTCAAACAAAGTAGTTATTGCTTATAAAGATGGTGGAAGCTTTGGCTACGGCACTGCTGTTGTAGGGACTGTAAGCGGAACCTCTATTAGCTTCGGAACTCCTGTGGTATTTGAGAGTGCTACTACCTCCTACATTTCACCTACTTTTGACAGTGCCTCAAACAAAGTAGTTATTGCCTATGCGGACGGCGGAAGCTCTAATCACGGGACTGCTGTTGTAGGAACGGTAAGTGGAACCTCTATTAGTTTTGGTACCCCTGTGGTATTTGAGAGTGCTTTCTCAAGCGTAGGATCTGCCACCTTTGATAGCACCGCCGCCAAAGTAGTAATTGCATATGGGGATGTTGGAAGCTCCAGTCGTGGTACTGCTGTTGTAGGAACTGTAAGTGGAACCTCTATTAGCTTCGGAACTCCAGTGGTGTTTGATTCCACCTCTAATTCAGGCAATGATATTTCAGCCAACTTTGACAGTAGCGCCAGCAAAGTAGTAATTACATATAGGAACCAAGGAAACTCTAATTACGGCACTGCT